AAGTACAACTACTACTACAGTTTTTAACACGACGACAAGTACTACTACGACATTTAACACGTCAACAAACACTGTGTTTAATACTAGTACTAATACTACTACACTTTTTAATACAACTAGAACAACAACTTTTAACACTAGTACTACCACAGTAACTACATTTACTACTACAACTACTTTTAACACTACGTTTAGCACAAATACAGTTACTAATACAACGTGGTACAACCCTTCTACAAAAGCTGGTCAACTTGGAGAGCAGCCATTTAGCTCGGGTAGGTAGAAAAGTGTAAAAACGTGTAACTATAATAATACTAATAAAATAAAATTTAATTATATGGAAATGTTTAATAAAAAGGAGCTAGACAAACGTATAGGTCCTCTTAAAAAAACTAAAAGCCTTTACGATTTAGAACAAGTAGAAGGTTATTTAATAAGACGATGTGCTGAAATAGGCATTGAATGTGCTTATGATGTTATGGCAGAAGAAATGCCATATTTTAAAACTCTAGCTTATACAGAATATGCTGGTTGTTTATATTTACAGCCATTAAACTATAAGTTAAGAAACGAGCAAATGATAGATGCTTGGTATGATAAAGAAGAAATTGGTTATCCAACTTTAGATTACTCTTCATGGTTTATAAATAAAGTAGTTAAAAACGATAGTAATAAATATACTGATCGAGAAGATGTTACTAAAAATTATACAGCCAAAGATAACTTAGTTGTATTACCAGGTTCAAACAAAGTTAGGGAAAACGTTTGTTTAAATAAATTAAAACACATTAAACAACAACACGGTGATAATGTTTATTTTAAACCACATCCTATAACTACACATCAAATAATTGGTGAGCTAAAAGATTTTTTTGGCGAAGAGTGTATACTACCTAGAAATGCAGATATGTATTACTTTTTGCAAAAGGCAAAAAATGTATATACAACACATATAAGTGAAAGCTGTATATATGCAGCTGTATTGGGTAAGTATATACAACCAATTGATGTTTGGAATAATATACAAAGAGGATCATTTTATTGTATAAATAATCATATATTTAAAGAGCAAGTACAAGCTAAAAAGTTTATAAACTATTGCTTTTCAAGCTATAAATCAGGTATAATAAATCCTGCAGTTGATAAGAACTGGAAAAAGAAAGTAGATGATTATTTAAAATATATAATGTTGAAAAGAGAGACGTATAAAAATTGGTATTTAGCGTCTGAACCTAGAAAGAAGTAAAAAGCGTGACAATTGCGTGATAATATAAAAGTGAAATTAAATTAAATAAAAATGACAAAAAATAAAAAACAAGCTGCAAAAGCTACAAAAGTAACTAAAGAAGAATTACAAAAAGTACAAACTTTAGTAAATACGATTAACAATGCTCAGTTTAGAGTTGGTGATTTAGAACTTGAAAAGGCAAACTTATTGTCTGTTATGATGACTTCTAAAAATCAGTTTAATGAATTACAGGGTAAATTAAGAGAAAAATATGGTGATGTTGTTGTTAATATACAAGACGGATCTTTAAAACCTAGAGAAGATGAGCAGGTTAATACGAAAAATTAGTATAGGTAAAGACTATAAAAATGAAGCTATGCACTACTCCGTAGACCAAGAGGTCTATGGAGGTCATACTATTGTTGATATAAAAGAAGAAGACGATAAGTATAGTATATATATTCAAAAAGGTAAAGATGTTATTCCATGGAAAGATTTTAATAAAAACATGGCAATAGCTATAGAATACAATTTAGAGTATTAATGCAGGGTTTATATAACTTTATAGTAAAACCAAAAGGAGATATATACAACAACACCAAAAAAGTAAATGGTGTTGAATTAATATTAAATAATAATTTATCTGAATTTAAATATATAAATAGAAATGCTATTGTATTATCATTACCTAAAATGATAAAAACAGATATTAAAGTTGGTGACGAAATAATAGTACATCACAATGTTTTTAGAATATGGTATGATTTAAAAGGTAAGCAAAAAAACTCATCTAGTTATATTAAAAAAGGTTTATACAGTGTTTCAGAAGATCAAATATATTTGCACAAAGTAAATAAAAATTGGTTAGCTTACAAGGGATATACGTTTGTAAAACCAATATTAAATAAAGATAAATTTAACTTAGGTATAGAGCACGCTAGTAAAGGTATAGTTAAATATACTGATGGAACTTTTAATGTAGACGAGCTAGTAGGTTTTAATCCTCGTGTAAATCATGAATTTATTATAGACAACGAGTTGCTTTACAAAATACCTAATGCAAACATTGAAATTATATATGAGTACCAAGGAGACGAAGAAACGTATAATCCAAGCTGGGCATAAAGCTGTAGAGGAATTAATTAAAGTTGCTAAAGAAGAGATTGTAGATACTGAAGAAGATGTATCAGCTGATAGATTAAAAAATGCTGCAGCAACTAAAAAGTTAGCTATATTTGATGCTTTTGAAATATTAAATAGAATACAAGCAGAAGAAGACATGCTAAATGGCGTTACTAAAGAAGAAGTTGAGGTAAAATCATTTAGTGGTTTTGCTGAAAAAAGATCTAAGTAATGTTATTTGAAGTAGTAAATCCAATAAAAATAAACACCATTAAACGCCTTAATAAAGGTAAAAAATGGAAATATGGTTACAACAAAGATCATGATATTGTTGTTATAAGTAAAAACGGAACTATTGGTGACATTTATAATATACAAAACGTTAATATTGCTTTACCACAAGTTCCTAAAAAAATACATAAATTTAGTAGTGACAAATGGGAAGTAACTGAACAACCAAAAGCATTACAAAGAATTAAAACTATATTTGACTGGAGAGAATATCCTGATAGTTTTAAAAATCAATATATAAATTATATAGACGAAGAGTTTAAAAGAAGAGATGAGGGTTTTTGGTATTACAATAAAGGTATACCAACATATTTGACTGGAACACACTATATGTATTTACAATGGAGTAAAATAGATGTAGGTAAACCAGATTTTAGAGAAGCTAATAGATTATTTTATATATTTTGGGAAGCTTGTAAAGCTGATAACAGATGCTATGGTATGTGTTATTTAAAAAATAGAAGATCTGGTTTTTCATTTATGGCTTCAGGTGAAGTAGTTAATATGGCTACAATATCAAGTGACTCTAGATATGGTATATTATCTAAAACAGGTCCTGATGCTAAAAAAATGTTTACAGATAAAGTAGTACCAATATCTGTTAATTATCCTTTCTTTTTTAAACCCATACAAGATGGTATGGATAGACCAAAAACGGAGCTAGCATATAGAGTACCAGCTAGTAAATTAACGAGAAAAAAAATAGAGTTAGGAAGTGATCAAGCAGACTTAGAAGGGCTTGATACTACTATAGACTGGAAGAACACTGGTGATAATAGTTATGATGGTGAAAAATTAAAGCTATTAGTACATGATGAAAGTGGTAAATGGGAAAGACCTAACAATATATTAAACAATTGGCGTGTAACAAAAACAACGCTTAGGTTAGGTAGTAGAGTTATAGGTAAATGCATGATGGGTTCAACAAGCAACTCATTAGATAAAGGCGGTGATAATTTTAAAAAATTATATTATGACTCAGATGTTACAAAAAGAAACCGCAATGGACAGACTAGCTCGGGATTATATAGTTTGTTCATACCTATGGAATGGAACTACGAAGGATTCATTGATTCTTATGGAATACCTGTACTCGAAACACCTGAAACAGAAGTTGAAGGGCCTTATGGAGACTTCATAGATGTAGGTGTTTTAGAGCATTGGCAAAATGAAGTTGATGGTTTAAAAAACGATCAAGATGGTTTAAATGAGTTTTATAGACAGTTTCCAAGAACTGAAGATCATGCGTTTAGAGACGAAACAAAAGGTAGTATATTTAATTTACAAAAAATATACGAGCAAATAGATTATAACTCTGATATAAATAATACAGCATTAATCACTAGAGGTAATTTTCAGTGGTTAAATGGTGTAAAAGACACAAAAGTACAATTTTATCCTGATTTAAATGGTAGATTTTTAGTTAGTTGGGTGCCTAATCAGCAACAACAGAACAGAATTACTATAAAAAATGGAATTAAATATCCTGGTAACGAGCATATGGGTGCTTTTGGATGTGACTCGTATGATATATCAGGAACAGTTGATAAAAAAGGTTCAAAAGGATCTTTACACGGTTTAACTAAGTTTAGTATGGAGGATGCTCCACCTAATCACTTTTTTTTAGAATATATAGCTAGACCACAAACTTCAGAAATGTTTTTTGAAGACGTGTTAATGGCATTAGTTTTTTACGGTATGCCTTTATTATGTGAAAATAATAAACCTAGATTATTATATTATTTAAAAAGACGTGGTTATAGAGGTTTTAGTATGAACAGACCTGATAAAACGTGGAATAAATTATCAACAGCTGAAAAAGAAATAGGTGGTATACCTAATTCAAGTGAAGATATAAAACAAGCACATGCTGCAGCTATTGAAAGCTATATACAGCAATATGTAGGTCAAAAAGAAGATTTATCTTTTGGTGATATGTATTTTAATAATACATTAAATGATTGGTCAAAGTTTGACATAAACAATAGAACAAGGTTTGATGCTACAATAAGTAGTGGTTTAGCAATAATGGCTTGTAATAAAAATTTATATAAACCTAAACCTGAAAAAATATTAACAAAAGTAAATTTTGGATTTACTAAGTATAACAACAAAGGAATAACATCGAAAATAATAGAATAAATGGCATTAAGATCACAACCAAAAACGTCTTTTCCTAGCCACGCTATTTCTGATGCAGAAAAAGCAGGTAACGAATATGGTTTGCAAGTTGCAAAGGCCATAGAGTCAGAGTGGTTTAGAAAAGATAGTGGTAATACTAAATACTATAACTCAAGGCAAAGATATAATAATTTAAGATTATACGCTAGAGGCGAGCAGTCTGTACAAAAATATAAAGATGAGTTATCTATAAACGGTGATATGTCTTATCTTAATTTAGACTGGAAGCCAGTACCTATTATACCTAAATTTGTAGATATAGTAGTAAATGGTATTAGTGAAAGAGCATATGATTTAAAAGCTTTTTCACAAGATCCAAGTTCTAAAGACAAAAGAACAAAATATGTAGAAGCAATTGCTAAAGATATGAGGAACAAAGATTTTTATAGTCTTGTTCAAGGTAGTGGATTAGGTAATCAGTTTAACAGTGATATGAACCCTGATGATTTACCACAAAACGACGAAGAATTATCTTTGCACATGCAGTTAGATTATAAGCAAAGTATTGAAATAGCTCAAGAAGAAGCATTAAATAATGTAATGGCTTTAAATGATTATGATCTAATAAAAAAGAGGTTAGATTATGATATTACTGTATTAGGTATATCTTGTGTTAAAAACGAATTTAATACAGCTGAAGGTATAAAAATAAAATATGTTGATCCTGTAGATTTAGTTTATTCATATAGTGACTCTCCATATTTTGATGATTTATATTATATTGGTGAGTTAACTAAAATATCTATACCTGAGTTAATGAAGCGTTTTCCTTCTATAACACCTGATGAGTTAGAACAAATACAACAAAGATCTAATGGTGGAGAAACATATGGTTCTTCTGATCACAACAATGAAGATGGTTTTGTTCATATATTAAATTTTGAATACAAAACTTTTAAAACTCAAACTTACAAAATAAAGCAAACAGCTTCTGGAGCTGATAAAGCTTTACAAAAAGATGATACATTTAATCCACCTAAAGATGGTAGAGCAAGATTTGAAAAAGTTGATAGAGCTATTGAGGTTTTATATTGCGGTGCTAAAATTATAGGTTACGATAAACTATTAGACTGGGGTATGGCTGAAAATATGACAAGGCCAAAGTCAGATATTACAAAATGTCATATGTCTTATCAATTAGTTGCTCCAAGAATTTATAGAGGTAGACCTGAGTCACTAGTAAGCCGTATGATGAGCTTTGCTGATATGGTACAGCTTACACATTTAAAAATACAACAAGTATTAAGTAGGATGGTGCCAGATGGTATTTACATGGATGCTGATGGTTTAGCTGAAATAGATTTAGGCAACGGAACAAACTATAATCCACAAGAAGCATTAAACATGTATTTTCAAACTGGTAGTGTTATTGGTAGATCAATGACACAAGACGGTGATTTTAACAATGGTAAAGCTCCTATACAAGAAATACAGTCAAGCTCTGGTAGTCAAAAACTAAGTAGTTTAATAAATAGTTATAATTACTATTTACAAATGATGAGAGATGTCACAGGGTTAAATGAAGCAAGAGATGGTAGTATGCCTGATGGTCAAGCTTTAGTTGGTATACAAAAGCTAGCTGCAGCTAATAGCAACACAGCAACTAGACACATAATGCAAGGTGGTTTGTTTTTAACATTAAAAACAGCTGAGTGTATATCTCTTAGAATATCAGATGTATTAGAATATTCTAACACAAGAAACCAATTTGTAAACTCATTAGGTAGGTTTAATGTAGCTACATTAGATGAAATAAAAGAATTACATTTACATGACTTTGGTATATTTATAGAACTAGCACCTGATGAAGAAGAAAAAGCTATACTAGAAAACAATATTCAAATGGCTTTACAAAAAGAATTAATAAATCTTGACGATGCTATTGATATACGTGAAATAAGAAATTTAAAACTAGCTAATCAGCTGCTTAAATTAAGAAGACGTAAAAAACAAGAAAGAGATAGACAAGTACAAATGCAGAATATACAAGCACAAACTAAGTCTAACTCTGAAGCTGCTCAAGCCGCTGCTGCTGCTGATATGCAAAAGCAACAAGCTCTGGCTCAAACTAAAGT